GTTCTTTGATCCTGTTGCAGGCGATTGGAAACGATCTGAGCTTGCCGAGTCCACCAAGAAGACCATCAAGAGATTGAACAAGCGCGAATTGGAAGAAGCCAAGTTGCGTTTGTTTGAAAATTTCCTTCGTCTCAAAAGCTAAATTCGAATTTTGCTAAATAACTTTCACACGAATTAAAACCTTCTAGGAGTAATTTTTATATGACAGTAAAGAAAAAAGAAGCTGTTAAGGCTCAAGATGAAAAACTTGAAGAAGATACAGTTAATGGGCATGTTGACACTTCGGCCCTGGACGGTATGTCAAAAACCAATGCTATGTCCGTCGTCATGAAGGGCATGGCGGCCGTCGATCCGAACAAGTGGGTCGAAATGATGAATGCTGTACTTGCCCAGGTTGGCAACTATAGCAAAGGCGTTCCCGATGGGGCCGCTGAAAAGAACAAGGCTTCGACGGCTGCCAAGGGTGCCATTGCATCGGCAGTCAAGGAAGACCTCGCAACCATCTTTGGCGACAATCAAGAACTATCCGAAGATTTCAAGGAAAAGGCTTCAACACTTTTGGAGTCTGCCGTCAATGCCCGTGTAGCCCTGGTAGAAGCCGAGCTACAGGAAGCATACGAAAAACAGATGGAAGAAGAATTGGAAGCTATCTACGAATCGATGATTGATACCGTAGACACGTTCCTTTCGGATGCCGTCAAGAAATGGGCAGTCGATAATATCGTTGCCATCGAACGTTCAGTCTCTGCCGAACTTGCCGAAGACTTTATTGCTGGTCTCGGTCAATTGTTCCGCGAACACAACTTCAATATCCCCGAAGATCAAGTTGAAGTTGTCGATATGCTTGCCGACAAGTTGGATGAAACCGAAGCCGCTTTGAATCAATCGCTGATTGAAAGCATCGAAAAGGACAAGAAGATCGAGGAACTTACCAAGAGTAATGTTCTGACAGTCATGTCTGAAGGTTTGACTGACATTGAGGCTGACAAATTCAAGACCCTTACAGAAGGTTTTGAAATCGACGGTGACCTTGATGGTTTCGTGAAGAAACTCGAAACAATCAAAAATCATCACTTCAATAAGTCTACTCCTAAGAGCAAGACCCAATTGATTTCGGAAGAAATTGAATACACCGAAGAACAAGTTGCCGAGGAAAAGAAAGCCGAAGAAGAATCTACGGTTTCCCCTAGCATGAAACGTTATGTTGATGCTCTAAGCCATACGCGTCGCGGTTGGTAAAATCATCAAGAATCTAAATAACTGACACACCCAAAATAAAAAGAAGAATAAGGGAGTTAAATTTTCAAATGAGACAATATGATACTAGAGCGCTAGTAAAGAAATGGGGACCCGTTCTTGAAGACTCTAACGAGTCTAAGATCACCGACCCATACAAGAAGAAGGTAACTGCCATTCTTCTGGAAAACAGCGAAATCGAGTTGGCACAAGCTGGTGCCTCTGGTGCGCCCCAAACCCTAAACGAAGCTGGCATTCCCGTGAACTTCATGGGTAGCTCATCTTCTACCCCAGGTGCTGGTGGCATCGACACGTTCGACCCGATCATGATTTCCATGGTCCGTCGTACCGCTCCGAACCTCATGGCCTATGACGTTCTCGGCGTTCAGCCTATGACTGGTCCTACGGGCTTGGTCTTCGCTCTACGTCCTACTTACGCCAACCAAACCTATAACCAAACTTTCTTCAATGAAGTTGATACTACTTGGTCAACGGTTACTTCGGGCGCTAACGTTGCTGGTCAAAAGCAGGTTGGTTATCTTCCTGGTAACTCCAGCGTTGATGCTAACATTGCCGAAGTTGGTCTTTACAACTACGGCTCTGGTATGTCTACGGCACAGGGCGAAGCCTTGGGCACGGATGGCAATACTGCATGGCCTGAAATGTCGTTCACGATCACTCGCAACCAAGTGTTGGCGAAGGAACGTAACCTAAAGGGCGACTACACTATCCAAATCGCGCAAGACTTGAAGGCCGTCCATGGTCTGGACGCTGATCAAGAACTTAGCTCGATCATCACTCAGGAACTTCTTGCTGAAATCAACCGTGAAATTGTTCGCACGATCAACTTCACTGCGAAGCAAGGTTCTCAAGAAAACGTCACAACCGCAGGCTTCTTCGACCTCGACACCGACTCTAACGGTCGTTGGTCGGTTGAAAAGTTCAAGGGTCTTTGGTTCCACCTTGACCGCGAATGCAACCGTGTCGCCAAGGAAACCCGTCGTGGCAAGGGCAACATCCTTATCTGTTCATCAGATATCGCATCGTGCCTACAAGCCGCTGGCGTCCTCGACTACGCCCCTGCATTGAATACCGTTTCTGGTGAAGTTGACGACACAGGTAACACCTTCGTCGGCGTCCTGAACGGCAAGATCAAGGTCTATATCGACCCGTATGCTGATGCTATTCTCGCGGGCACTCCTGGCCTCAACTACTTCACAGTAGGTTATAAGGGCGCAACTCCTTATGACGCTGGTCTGTTCTATTGCCCGTATGTTCCGCTGCAACGCTTCACTGCCGTTGATCCAGGATCATTCCATCCGAAGATCGGCTACATGACTCGTTACGGTATGGCGTCTAACCCGTTTGCTCAGGGTCTTTCGGCCGCGAACCAAGGTTCGATCCTTAAAGACAGCAACGTGTTCTACCGTAGAACTATCGTAAAAAATATCATGTAATCGGACTTCTCAGTCCTTTTTCAAAAATACCTCAGGGGAAACTCTGAGGTATTTTTTTGGCTAAATACCTCATAACAACTTTCGGGGATTTCAATGCGTATTCTACTCGCAATCTTCTTCCTTGTTATGATTGCTTTGATGTTTGCAGGTTCCGCAGATGCTAAGTTTATCGGGAAAGATAACCTTGGAACGTGTAATATGATGACCAAGCTGACGATCTTCAAACACAAGCACAAGCTGGCGAGTGGTGATACTGTCGATAATGCCATGACTGATTCATCCACTGGACAAATCTGGATCGATGCTGCCTACTTTGCCAAGTATTCCGCGACCGTTCAGAAGTTCATTTTCCAACACGAATGCGGTCATGCTCACCACATCGGAAGCGAAGTTGGGGCTGACACCTATGCCTTCTGGGCAATGCCGAACCTAACGACTAAAGACATTGACGCAATTTGTGCGACGGGGATTCCCGACAATCGTTGCGAAAATCTCAAAACTCTAATCAAGAAGAAGTTATCGCCCAACCAATGATTAAGACCTAATGACTGCCTTAGACCGCACCCCACTCAATATCAATTACCTGCAACCCGATGGCTTCCTAATTCAGATTAAGAAGCTACCTACGGTCACGTTCTTTACCCAACAGATCAACGTGCCTGCCTTGCAATTGCCGCCTGCCGCCCAACCCAATCCGTTTATCAATATCCCTGTTCCAGGCGACCATATCGTCTATGATGACCTTCAATTCCAATTCAAGGTAGACGAAGACCTAAAGAACTATATCGAGCTATACAATTGGGTTCAGGGGCTCGGCTATCCCGACGACTATTCGCAATACAAAGACCTTAAAGGGCAGCCTATCGGCTCTGGTCTCTATACTGATATTTCATTGATCATTACTACCAACATCAAGAATCCGAACATCGAAGTCTTGTTTAAGGATGCCTTCCCGATAGCAATCGGGGGATTTAATCTTATGACGACCGATGAAAGTGTCACCGAAGTCATGAGTTCTGCTACATTTAAGTTCCAAAAATACTCAATTTCTGTTTTACCTCAACCGTAATTGTGTTATAATACAAGGACTTAATTAGGAGTCCTTACTTGCAATTCACGGAAATATTTGAGCTATGGGAAGCCGATTCAAAGATAGACATTGCTAACCTTGCGGTTGAGTCTTTGAATATTGCGATGCTCCATGGCAAATACTACAAAATCTACATCAACGAAAAATTAATACACAACAAACTTCAAGCCCAATACGACACCCTGAAGGTCCAGAAGTTTGAGTTCTATCGCTACGGCGAGACGGCCGAGACGCGCGCCAAAGGTTGGAAACTACCCGAGTGCGGCGCACGTATGAACGATAGGACCGTTGAACCTTATGTCGCCGCCGATTCCGATTTGGTTGCACTGACCCTCAAGATCGGTATGAGCAAGGAAAAGCTCGAATTCCTCAAATCCATCATCGGACAAATCAGTATTCGCGGCTATCAAATCAAAAACGCAATTGAGTTTATGAAATTCCAGAATGGCCAGTGATATTGAAGTACGACACATCGATGAAGTCTACATGCGCGTCGTTTGTGATGAAGGAATTGCTAAAGAACTGGCCAACCATTTCACGTTCACTGTGCAAGGCTATCAATACATGCCCGCCTACAAGTTTGGGGGTTGGGATGGTAAGATACGTCTATTCA